TAAAGAAATTATAGATAATAATATTGATAATATATATGGTGTAGAACTACCATTATTTTCTAAATCATTAAAAGCAGCAGGCAAAACTGATCTAGTAGCTGAATTTAATGGTACACCATCAATAATAGATTTCAAAACATCACGTAAAACTAAAAAAGAAGAATGGATTGAAAACTATTTTCTTCAATCAACAATTTATTCTATGATGTTTGAATCTTTATATAAAATTAAAATTCCTCAAATTGCCATAATAATAGCTGTGGATCATGAAGAACCACAGCTATTCGTAAAAGATAGAGGAATGTATGTTAATAAAGTAATAGAAATATTTACTCAGTAATTTTATTTTGTATAATAGGTGAGTTAGTTATTTCTGATAAAGAATCAGTTGTCTTCTTTAATTTATCTATTAATTCTAATAATGCTTTTTCGTTCTCTTTTTGTAATTGAATTTGTGATAATAAATTTGTAATTAAATCAATTGTTTTTAATTGTACTTGTTGTGTCTTTGATATCTGTTCTGCTAACAAAACTATGGCACCATTCATATCTTCTATCCTTTTATCTAATAAATTTAATTTGTCAAATAAATAATCAACCTCTGTTTTAAGAAAATCATCTATTAATTTTTTAATATTCATTATCATAATCTTATCTTTTTAAGAATATTTATACACAAAAAAAGGCGAGAGATTATCTCGCCTTTCATTTTATTTATGTATGATTAACGCTTTTTAGCATTACTCATTTGATATTTACGAGATGTACGTCCTTTAGCATCTACCGTTTCTACGAGATTGATAGAATATCCTTCATTACGAAGGGTATAAATAACATCACGTGGATTAGCCAAACCATAACGTGCACTAATTTGTTTAGTTGTTAAAGCTTGACCAGAAGTTAGAGCATTAAGAACTTTTTCTACACCTGTATTCATTTCACTTCTCCATTTTTAATTTGATGTTACTAGTTATATTGATATGCTAACATCAAAGCATATCAACAATACGTCCAGAAGAATCTACAGCACGAACCCTAGAGTTCGGATAGTTAGACTGAACGGATTTCATTTCACTCAAAATCATTGCTGGAATGTTTTGAGTTTGAGTGATACCACGCCAATTACCTGAAACATCTTGAAATTGAATTGTAATCCAGTTCATTGGTATCTCCTTGTTTACGAGAGTATATATAGCATCTTGCGTCGGAGATGTCAAGGGTTATGTTGAGGGTTTTATACTCTCAGGGTCAAAATCATTGGGGTCATCAACGAGCAAATATTCAGCTTTCTTGTTCAGTTCGTTCATCACCTCTAGATACTGCCTAACCTCAAAAAGACGGTCTGCTACCCCCTTTATTGTCTTCCTAGAGGCCTCATCATTGAATCCCTCCTCTAGGTCATTTAACGCTGCTTCAAGATTAGCATCTACTGAATAATCAATATGGTAATTTCTTCCCTCCTTATCCTCACGTAATTCTAATGGAGGAAATAACATATTAATTACTTTTTCTAATTTTTCTTCAGCAGGAGTTTTAGGTTTTGGTGTAAACATTTCAAATATTTTCATATTATATCCTTATTTCTTTTTTCTGCCTATATTATATTTTGCTTCAAGTTCCCAATTAGTTTTTTCTTTAAAAGATACAATCTTAATTTGATTCATAGTAGCTCTTGGTTCCTTAATCTTATCAGGATCTACTACTTTCAATAATTCCCACTCTTGTAATAAATTAACTATAGTGTTTCTTCTGCCTTTATCTTCTAATGAAAAATCTGATGTCTTTCCATCTAAAATAAATAATTCTTTAAAATGAACTATATAATACTTATTTTGTTTGTGAAGAATATGACAAGATTGATATAATTTATTTGTTTTACGTGAAGCGATTCCTATTCTAGTAAGAGTTTCTTTTATCTTTAAGAAATCTTCTTCCTCTGCTATCTTCACCTCAATTAAAGAATCTATAAAACTCATGTTATTCCACCCTTTTTTTGTTTTTTTATAATTATATTAATTTGTTCTTCTGTTAATATATTAAGAGCTTCTTGTGTTCTCTTATTATTATATTTATAAAAATTTTGAATTAACTGAAATACATCAAAATCTGTTTTTCTATCTCTTTTAAAAAATCTTTTTTTAGGTCTAACACTATAAAATAAATAATCATGTTGTAATTTATCATCTAATGAAGGATTAATATTCATTTCATTAGCTAATAGAATTGTATCTGCACTATTAGATAAAATAGAAATGGTTCTTAATGGTACATATGATGGAGAATTATAATCATCTGGATTTATATATTCTTTATTATATGAAATAGAATTTTCGTATTCCCAATTATAATGTTTATCCATTGAATGTACACTCCACCATAACTTCTGTTAAGAACGCCATAAAATTGATATCAGGATTTGCAGCAAAAGATTGTTGATATTGATACTTAGCAATAGCCATGACAAGAATAGGAACAGAATCTTTATCAATTAATTCATATGCTTGATCATAAAACTTACGATATAATTGATTAATATCCATATCTGCATTATTATAAACCCAATTTCTCATTCCTGAATAATTTTTATTCTTCATAAGAGAGATAAGTTCTTTTAGAGATATATCTTGTAGATTGATTAAAATACCAGAATCAATTTTACCAATAACAGAATACTTTTGAATTTCATTAAGTACCCTACGCCAATCAGGAAAATGAATGCTAATAAGTTCTGCTATAACATTTTTATCATATTCAACATGTTCATTATCTAAGATCTTTTGAACTCTTTTGAAAAAACATGATGCGAGTTTAGGCATATCTTTTTTATTAATTCTAAAATCAATTAAAGAACACCTAGATTGTAGAGGTTCAATAATACGATTTTTGAAATTACATGTTAAAATAAATCCACAATTAGAAGAAAATTCTTCCATGAAATTACGTAATGCAGGTTGTGTTGAATTGGCATTCAGATAATCAGCTTCATCTAAAATGACATATTTACGTGTACCTTTAAAAGATACAGTAGATGCAAAGTCCATAATCTCATTACGTAATGTATCAATATTTCTATTCAATGATCCATTGATAATAAGATAATCACAATCTAATTCCTCTAGCATTGCTTTTGCTACTGTTGTCTTACCAACACCAGCAGTTCCTGATAAAATCAAATTAGGTATATTCTTTTGATCTACAAATTTCTGAAATACTGCCTTTAATTCTGGAGTTAAAATTGTATCTGCAATAGTTTTAGGACGATATTTTTCAGTCCAAAGAAAATCTTCCATAATATATCTCCTCAAGAAAAAGTAGATTCGTTAGATACAGCAATATAATATTCTACCATATTATTTTTAAAATATGAAATTCTACTTTTAGAAATTTGAACATGATAATTTTGATTTATAATTTTTAGATTTTCCACATTAAAAACAAATCTAAAAACTTTATCTGTTTCTGACATTTTAATAGAATAGATCATAGATGGTCCAGATGTATTATTACCAGCTTGAACATATACATTACTACCATCACCAGTAATAAAAACTTTATCTAATTTTAGACTATTAATAGCTTTGAAAAATGTTTTTAATTGATCTTCTGTTATATCAAATTCAACATCAATAGATGGAAGAACTAGTTCTTTATCAATAGGTTTGATAATAAGATCTTCATCTGAGTAGGTAAAATTAACAGATACATTATCTTTAGATATTACTAGATGATTATCATTAAATGTAATATCTGGTTCTTTGAAAAGTTGTATTGAACTAATAAACTTTTTTAAATCATAGATAGCAACTCTTTTAGGAAAAACAATAGGAACCATAGATTTAGCAATAATTGATTTTGCTGGTGACATTGTTCTCAATACATTACCAGTTTCAATCAACAAAGAAGGATTAATATCTACATAGTTATTCAAAAGCATAATCATATTATCATCAAATTTCATATTCAACCCTTTCATCATAAACAAAAATCAGATTAACCCTAACATTGTAGGATTAATCTGTCAATATACTTATTTTTTTCCTTTATTAAATTTACCAAGTTTATCAGGATCAGCAGTTGCAGAAGCTCCAATTGAAGCTAGATCAGCTAATGATCCACCAAAAATATATGTTCCTACATGCTGTAATTTCATCCAAGGACAGAACCATGTCTTTAATCCAATCTCTTGTGCTTTCTGACAAAACCAATAATCTTCAGATAAATATCTCTTGGATTTTGGATCTACTTCTGCTTGAAAATACATCATGATTTCACGAGATCCATCAAAATGTTCTGTACGTACATGATCAGGTTTATAATTATATTGCTTATAGGAATCAGCAAATTTTTGCATAGCATTTTTACTTACCATCATAAACCCAGTACCAATCTCTAGTACTTCTACTGGTTCACCAATAGGAATATTAGTTTGATTTCCTTTAGGATTAAAAACATAATCACCTACGAATTTTTCAAGTACATTAGGATCATCATCAGCAACACCCTTATCTACGGCATGTTTGATCTTTTCCCATGAAATACATTTCTTAGGATATGGTCCTCCTATAATATCATATTTCTCTTCTTCTTTGGCTTGTAAAGCCATAAGAGCTATAATATCATGAGGATTAAATCCAATATCAGAATCAATGAACATAAGATGCTTTGAATCTGATCTCATAAATTCGTCACAACAATAATTACGTGCTCTTGTAATTAATGATTCATTAAAAAGAAAATAAAATTGTAATGGAATTCCATATTGAGTACATAATGCAGATAAATCAGCACATGATTTAGTAAACATACCAGCACATGAACCACCATACATTGGTGTAGCTACAAATAATTTTCTTTCTCTTAATTTTTCTATTTCAATTTTAATTTCCATTATTTCTCCTCATTATCATCATTTTGGTTTTTATCGTGTATATGTAAAAGAATAATACCATAATGAATAATTTTCATTATATCTTTACGGTTATGACCATCTTTTTTACCATATCGTTTCGCATACTTCATGATTGATCCAACACAAAAACCAACTCCATGGCCAGCATCAATAATCATATCGGTAGCTTGGTATTTTCCAGAGTAATGAGCAGTATATGTTGAATCTATATACTCCATAATCTCCTTGTTATATTTATCTTCATCAAATTTATAATCTATAGACATAGTTCCTCATAAAATCCATTCTGGTGGTTGACGATTAGTCCAATGATGTAAATCAACTTTTCCTAATTTATAATAATTACGATAATTGATAATAGGATCATTAGAAATTTTGTACTCATCTGCCATAGCACATGGCATTACAGTCATATCATATGATTGTAAATTCTTAGGTGGTGATTGAAGATAATATGCTACATCAAGACATTTATGTACTTTATTATATCTATGTTTATATTCGTCTATCAAAGCATACATATGTTCTACAAGCCAACTATAATTCTCAATAGATTCCCTACACCACACGGCAGAAGGATGATTGATGTGGGTGGCTTGATATACGATAGATTCCCTAGCATCATCTAAAACCCAGCGCTTGACCTTCCTACCTGTCTTAGATTGGCTATCTACCATACGCCCATCATGTAACCGATGGGCTGTAGAAAGAAGCTGACAACTCTCTAAAATCATTTTTACTACATGTTTATCTACCATCCATTGTGCAGCTTTAACTGGATCAGTATCAATGTAAAAAATGTTCAAGTTATTCTCCCTTGAGATCTTTCATTGTATAAGTGTACCCTAACTTCTTAGCCCTCTTTAAGGCCATCTCCAAAGATACCCTAGATGCTCTGAGAAAGAAAGGAGTTCCTTGGAGATGGTCATACTCATGTTGAAATATACGTGCAGTCATACCTGTAAATTGTTTTGTTAATACATCTCCATTAGGAGTATTAAACCTAACACGTATATGTCTAGGTCTTTTTATTTTAACATAAAATCCAGGGTATGTCAAACACCCTTCCTCAAGAATAATTTCTTCATGTGAAGGTTGTACTATCCTTGGATTGAAACATACAAAATTTTCAGGATCACCTCTCATAGCAAATACCGAATATGGTATACCTACTTGATTAGCAGCTAATCCTATTCCTTTTGATTCATACATAAATTTAATAAACTCTTTTGAAAACTCAATAGGATCAAAAGGAGAATCTGTAAAATTAAATCTTTGTGTTGGTTTATAAAGAATAGGATCTTGTTTGTTAACTAATTCAAAATTCATTGTATCACCTTACTAAAGTTTTTCTTTTTTTCTACACGAATAATATTATCAAACCTATCTATTAATTGATCTTTTTTATGAGATATAATAAATGTGTTTGTATCATTTGTTAAATTGTTAAGCAATTTAATAAATTCTTCGGTACCATTAGAATCTAATGATGAATCAAATACCTCATCCATAATAAGAATATTTGTGTTAATAGAATTTCTTAATTTAGCTACTGCTCTCCAAGTAAACAAAATAGCTAAATTAATTTTCATCTTTTCACCTTCTGAAAATGAAGAATAACTAAATTCATCCCTATGTCTACTCTTTATGGTTTCATTAAATTCTTCATCTAATTCAAACTTAACAAAAAAATCTAAACCAGATAAATATTTGTTGATTAATTTATTAATAATAGGAACATATTGTTTTATAATTCTTGCTTTAATACCACTATCTTTAAGTAATATACTTGTTGATGAATAAGTTGTTTTAATAGCATTCAATGAAGATAAATCATTACTAGATTTAATTAATTCTAATTCTAATCCCTGTATTTTATTTTCATTGTCAAAAGTATTAATATTCCTTTGTTGTGATATTTCATTCTCTATATCTTTTATATAATCTGTTAATGTTATTATTTTATTACTTATTCTATATTCTTCTAATTTTAATTCATTAAGTTTTTTGTTAATTTGAAATATTTCATTTAATTTCTTTTCTAATTTATTATAATTATCATATAATAATTTTAATCCATTATCTATTTCATTTTTCTCTTTATCTTTAATTTCTATAGTTTTTAATTTAAAGTCTTTATCTATAGTTTGTTTACAGGTTGGACAATCATCATTTTCAGAAAAAAACTGTAAATCTTTTTCTATTAAAACTAAATTAGCTTCAATTTTATATTTTAATGAATCTAATTCTTTTAATTTCTTTTTTATTTTTTCTTCAGAAATAACTTTTTTATTTAATTCTTCTATTTTAATAGAATGTTCTTGTTTTGTTTCTGATAATTGTTGTATAGAATTTTGAGTTTCCATAATTCTATTTTTCTTTTCTTCTATAAACTGATCACTATTATTTTTTATATCTTTGATATGAGATTTAATTAATTTTATTTTTTCATCTATTAATTTTTTATTAGATTCTTCTTTAATTATATTTTGAGAATTTTCTAAAATTTTACTTTTGAGAAGTGTATTCATAGATGTAAATATTTGTAGATCTAAAAGATCTTCAATAACTTCTCTTCTTTGTCCTGTAGTTAATTGCATGAATGGTTGAAATGTAGCAGAACCTAATACTACTACTTGACAAAAAGATTTATAATTAACTTTCAATATTTGTTTTTCAAGAATCTCTTGATAATCTTTAGATTCTGCTGATTGATTTAGTAATTTATTATTTTGATATACTTCAAATATATTAGGTTTAATTCCTCTAATAATTTTATATTTTGATGATCCAATAGAAAAATACACTTCAACTATCATATCTTTTTTATTGATAGAATTTAATAGTTGTGGTTTATTAATTTTTCTAAATGGTTTACCAAATAAACCAAATGTTAATGCATCAAGTAAAGTAGATTTACCTGATCCATTATCTCCAACTATAAGAGTTGTCTTATGTTTGTTAAGTGAAATTTCTGTAAATATATTTCCTGTACTTAACAAATTTTTCCATCTAATTTTTTCAAATAATAACATATCTAATCCATGCTTAATGCTTCGTTATATAATTCCATAATAACTTTTTCTACATTATTTTTATTAGGTATATTAGATTTATCTATATACTTTTTAAATATATCTATAGTTGACTCTGCTTCATTTACTATATGTTCATCATCTTCTAAATCTAAATTAAGATGATCTTCTACAACTTGTAATTCTATAGGATTTTGTTTCTCTATATGTTCTATAAACTTATCATAATTATATAAATCATTTTTATTTTGTATTATAACTTTAATAATTGATTCTGAACAATCATTAGGTAATTCTATATTATCTTTATAAAATATTTTTTTATGTATTTTATATGGATTTTCTATAAATTCAATTTCTCTTGTAGAAGTGTCAAAAACATTAAAACCCCTAGGATCATTATAATCAGACCAAGTAAACTCAGAATGAGCCCCAAGATAATGAATATTCCCATTACGAGAACGAGTGTGATAATGACCAGAAAAAACCATATCAAACCTGTTAAACAATGATGGATCATCCCCTTCAGTAGATATATGACCTTTGTGCATAGGGAATCCAGATAACTCCAAATGACCCATACAAATTTGTGCAGATGTTAACCTAACTCTTTCATAAGTCATTTCCCTATTATCATCACATATCCAGGGCACTAGTAATATATCTAACCCATCAAAAGATACAGTATCACAATACATATCATATATTTCAAAATTATATTTTTCAAAAAGAAGTTCTTTTAAAGAATTTATATAATTTGTATTTTTATATGTACAATCATGATTTCCTGCTATAAAATAAGAAGGAATATTACATTTTTGTAAAGGTTCTAAAAAATCTATTCTCATACGATTTAGTGTATTAAAATTTATATATTTTCTTCTATCTACCAAATCTCCTAATTGAATAACACAGTCTATATTATGCTTTTTAATATATGGAAAAAATAAAGTATTAAAAAATTTTTTATTAAGTTCTATAAAATGTATATTATCGTTTCTAACACCATAATGTACATCTCCTAATATAGCTATTTTCATATATATCTCCAACCATCAATTTGTAATCTACATTTTCTTCTTATACTAACCGGGTGTATGTTATATACATTTGATGCTATAATTGCATTTTCATAAATTATATTATTATAATGTATTTTTCTTATATTATTTTTTATTTTTCTTTTTTTTAAATCTTTAGATCCTTTACGTCTTCCTAAAAAATTTAATCTTTTTAACATTTCATTTCTATTATTTTTCCATTTTTCTTTTAATTCATTAGATTTAGTTATCTTATTTCTATCAGAAAGTCTTTTTCTTTTTTCTATTCCATCTAACGTATTCCAATATTGTTTAGTTTTTAAAGATTTCTTTTTTCTTGTTTCTTCACTATTTTTAGTTGATATAAATTTACCACAAGCAAAAGATTGATTAAAATAATCTTGTCCTATGCAATTATTTTCATGTTGATATTTAGATTCATATAAAACTAATTCTTGTGGTATTATATTTTCATATTTCATAATTATTTCAAATTTAAAATTTTCAGGGTTATTTTTTATTTGTAATTTCCACCATTTTCTTAATTCAATACCATTAGTAAATTCAAATATTTTCATAGAAGAAACTGAACCATAATAATTTCCTTTATAATTATATTTTGATCCTATATAATATTTTGGATATTGTGTATTTAAATGAGGTAAATAAGTAATTTTATATATAATATGCATAGAAAAATTCCTTTTTTTCTTCGTATTTATATAATAATTATCATGATAGATTTCATTTTCTATTATGTTTAACCTTTAATATTTTTTCATTCTCAAACTTTTTAAGTGCTGTATTAATATAGTCACGTGTACGTTCTAAATTAGCAGCATAATTTTCTCTATTAAAATCGTTCATATTTTTATTATTTAAATGTTCGACCCATTGTTCAATGATAGGTGGTATAATAATACGTGACATAATTATTCTCCATTAATCTCTACTTTATCTATTTTCTTTATCTTTGTCAAGCTTTTTTCGAAACTTTTAATAAAATCATCAATGTTATCATTATGTTTCGTTTGCTGTATACTTTCATCACTTTCTAAATCATATAAAAAATATTCATTTTGTAAATTTTTATATTTTATATATGTTTGTTTTTTTTCTTTAAATATTCTTCTAATAAAAGCATTCCACGCTATTTGTGTGAAATAAGCAAATGGATTGGTTGTCTTAGAGGGATCAAAGTTATCTACAGCGGCAATACAGTCTACCATTCCATCAGATATCATCTCTTGTTTCCATTGCGAAGTATATCCAACGAAATTAGGTTTCTTAGCTAAGTTTTCACAGATCAAAACAATAGCTTGACCTATATAATCTGATACTTTTGGCTTAGATGTATTATTTATGATAGAATATTCAAGAGATGCTTTATATTTAATCATATGTTCATATAATTCTTTATTTGATATGTAGTTTTTAGTTTTCTTCTTAAACATTCAATTTTCCTCTTGACAAGTTTTTTGACCACTGTATAATCGAGTTGTCTCGATAAAACACATATTATATATTCAGTAAAACATTATATATCTTATAATTAAACTTTTCTTCATTATATATCTTAATTCTTTCCATAAAATGTAGAATAGTAAAATTCTTCTTAGACTTCCAAGTTAAATCATCTGCTATATCATATAATGTAGCTTTTGATTTTGTATTTGATTTACGTAATACACGTCCAATAGATTGTAAGTTTTTAATCCTTGATTTAGATGGTGATGAAAAAATAACATTATGAAGATTCTTAATATTAATACCAGTTGAAAATGTTCCTGAGGATGCTACTATTATTGCATTCTTTTCCTCTTCTACACATTTACGTATTCTTTCTCTTTCATCACCATTAATTTCACCTGATATGAAAAATATATTCCTATCAGGTGATAATGTTTTTAAATTATCGTATAATACTTTACCATGTTTATCAACATATTGATATAGTAATAAAGTATTTCCTTCTAATGATAATGTTAAATTAGTAATAAATCTATTACGTTTATTCATTCTAACAAGATAATCTATTTCTTGTTGATAATCCATTTTAGATACTAATTTTTTAACTTCATCTGGATATGTTAATACTATATTTTTGATACTAAAATCTGATAAGTGTTTTTGTTTAATTAATTCAGATGTAGATGTAACTTTATATACTGGTCCAAATAAACCTTCTAAAACTAATTTATTAGTATGAGTACCATCTAATGTTCCTGTAAATCCAAATCTATATTTACAATTATCCATTTTAGTCATAATAGATGTAAGAGATTTAGCTTTAAACAAATGAGCTTCATCACCTATAATAACATTAAATTGATCAAACCATTTTTTAGGTAATTTAAAAATTGATTGCCATGTTGAGATAAAGATTTGTTGTTTGCCAGATTTCTCTTGACCTGAATAGATTCTATGTATATTGTCAGTGTCATCATATCCATAGGAAAGGAAATCTGATGCCATTTGACTTACAAGAGATGTAGTTGGTACAATCAATAATGTTTTTGTATTATAATATCTAGTTAGTAGATATATAATTAATGATTTACCAGATGCTGTAGGTGATAGAAATAATTTTCTTCTATCACGAATACCATGAATAAAAGCATCAATTTGATAATCTCTAGGTTCTAAAGTTAGATCTATAGTTTTAATAAAATCTTTAGCTTCTTTAACTGAAAATTCAGAAGATGAAAAATCAGACAAATATTTAATATTATAATTTCTTTGTTTACAAAATGATTCTATATAATGAATAAGACCTCCATATAACAAACCAGTCATAAGATTAAGAAGTCTTATTTTTCCATCCCATACTTTATTTCTATAGGCAGGACTAAATTTAGCACCAGGAACATCAAAAGTAAAATAATCTGATAACTCCATCATTAAAGATGGATCAGATGTTACTTTAATATATGTTTCATTTATTTTTTCTATATAATATATATCCATTATCCACCCATAGTAAATTTTTGCCATTCAATAGCTGAATTAATTAAATAACTTCTTTTCATGATTGAATCAATTATAGAATCTAATGTTGTAACTTTTTCTTCTTGTAAACCTATACGTAAAGATAAAGTAGTCATTTCTCTATCAGCATCCATATAAAGAGGAACATCAGATTTAAGAATTAATCCTTTAGCAGGTAATTCCCATCCTTTTTTAACAGTTTCTTCTGATGGTCCTTGAGTATAAAATTCATGTTTTTGTAATTTTAATGATTTATAATCTTCTTTATATTTTCTTAAAAGAAGTCTTTCTTTAACTAAAATTTGATAATATTTGTGATGTAATTTTGGTATCTTTAATGATTCTGTAGTAAGGTCTGTAGGATCTATATTGACATCTTCTTTCCAATGGTTTAGTATCTCTTCAATATCCATTATATCCTCTTATATGATTATTATCAATATATAAGATAATAGATATTAATCTTTATGTCAAGTTATATTTTGTCTATTGTGAAATACGAATATTTAAATGTAGATGTTGCTGTTAAATAATTTACATTTTCATCAGTTGTGAAAAATGATATTTGAGATAATGAAATAGGAAATGCATCTACATATACTACTTCATAGTTAGGCATCTTAGTGCTAGTCATAGGAAGTAAACTAACATCAGAATATATACCATCACCTGTATATGATGGTTTCTCTGCAATTTCTCTATATTGCTCAAATTCTTGAGGCTTACCTAAAGCAGTTATCCAATTTCTTATTTCTAAATAATTTTTTAAATCTTCATCTACCTTAAATTCTATTTGTAATGGAGAAAAAGTTATATGTTCACCAGGATATGGAACAGTTACAAATGGATTAGAGGTAGTTACTTCTTTTAAATCTATAGAAGGTATATTTACCTTTTGTAAAAAGAAATTTACATGAGGTGATTTTTTAATTCTAAATTCAAAATTTAGAGGAGAAAGAAAGTTTCTATTCGTTGGTGTATTATCTATAGCAGACATTAATCTTTCCTTCTTAATCTAAATCTAGAAGATTCATTTTCATCACTAAAGTTTTTATGAAAATCATCACCAGTATGTAATTTTATAGGTTTATCATCATCGTCATGATGTGTTACAGTATTACCTCTATTAATTAATTCTTTCCATACTCCTGCTCCACCACCATGTATTTGTTTATTATCACTGTTTATACGCCCAGATAATACTCTATCAGAAAATATAGTTGGTTCATGATGTTGATTTATATGTTCATAAAAATCTGGTGCTTTTATAGTAGATCCTTTTCTACCTAATAATCCTGATATATTATAAGCACCTCCTGATCTTTCGCCAGTAACAAACATATCTATATCTTTTGTTTTTTTATTTTGAGCTATATATTCATGCTCACCAAACATATTCTCACGTCTATGAATATCATGTGTAGATGTAGAACTAATAGGTTTTAATCCTTTAATATCTTTTTTAATGTCTCTATTGCTTTTATCAGATATATCATCTCTAGGCACTTTTTGTGCTAAAGCAGGCATTTCTTTTAAAAATAATTTAAAGTTTAACATTTATTCTACCTTTGTATATCTCATAACTGCATACTTGACTTCTGAAATAGCATCATCTAAACTGATATTAAACCATTCACCTGATACTTGTTTCCTCTTTAATTCTTTATGTATTTGACTTTCAATAAACTTAACTTCACTTTCATTTATTTGTTCTTTATAATGTATTTTTAACTTCTTAGGATTTCCTGTTTGTAATGTTTTGAGTCTCTTATCTGGATCTTTAGTAAATCCTATCTTATAAGGACTAGCGGTATCACCTATGACATATATCCAATGATTATTCATTTTATTATTTTTTAGATTTTCTATATGCTTGAATAATTCTATCAGGTATAATACCTGCATAATGTCCTGCTAGTGCACCCATAGTTCCCCTAACTATAGGATCTCCTCCATGTCTTAAAGCTGAAGCCGTTCCTATAGTTCCTCCTATGACAGAACCTAATGTTTTGATGGGATTTTCTCCCATAGCAGTAGTTGTTTTATCTATTGCCTTTTTTACTTTATCTAGTTTACCTTCATCTAATAAATTAGAATATTGTTTAAATGTTAACATTAGTTTATTTTCCTATAAAACGATGCATTTTTATGTTGATTAGATATTGTACTAACTTCAACTGTTTTTACTATAGCATCAATATTATTTTTCCAATATTCTAAAAATTTATGTACTCGTGGTATATCAGGTATTACATCATCAAATTGACAATAAAATTCATTTAGCAGATTTTGATAATCTGGCATATAATATGTAATACCTACTAATACTAATTCTTTTCTTTTGAGTATTATCATACATATATTTATATAAAAAAAGAGGGCTACAAGAGCCCTCTTTATCCGACCAGTTATCCTGGTTCTTCTTATGTAATGATTACATTAAGTTATTTACGATAACTCTTCTATAATATTTATTTGTACTAATGACGTTTGAACGTCCTAGACCTTGATTTGTACCTTCAGCAAATGGATTTGCTACCATACCATAACGAGTTTTGAACCCAATTTTTGGTTGGAATGAGCTTTGATCAACTGCACGAACCATTTGGAGAGGAACGTATGGGCAGTAGAACAATCCAGCATCGAATGCTGAAGAACCTTTATAACCAACAGTTAAATAGTTTCCACCAATCGCATAAGGATCGATATAAACTTTTAAACGTCCGTTTAGAACACCGGCAAAGGTATTACCAGTATCATCAACTTGTAGATTATTGCTGTTTAGAGCAGGAGCGTAATCAAGAACACCAGCCATTTGTAGAGCAGAAGCAACGTCTGATGAACAGATTACGATATTGCCTTTTCCTCTACGGGTTTGCTTAGCGATTTGGTTAGCTTCTCTTTCAAGTTGGAACATAAGACCTTTGAACTTTTCAACTGACCAACGGCCATTTGAATCGGTATCAAGATCGAATACACCAGCAGTAGTAGTATTTTCTTGTGCGCCAGCTTCTGCTGTGATATTGATTGTACGAACTACTTCACGATTGATTTCGGCAAGAATTTCTGCTGAAAGAATGTTAGCAAGTTCGGTTTCAGCATCAAGACCGTGAACTACTTTAAGGTCTTGTGCAAGTTCCATAGTATATTCGGCTTTTAGAGCACGAGTATTAGCTGTAACAGTTACTTTTTCAATGCTGAATGCCATTTGTGGGAATGCTGTATTAGAGTCAGTTCCAAGAGCTTCAGCTTGAGCAGTTGACATACCAGCACCAGTGTTATATGTATTAACAGCAGTGAGTGGTGATGTGTTTGTAGCACCAGGGATTGTACCAACGAATTTATTACCGAAGGTATTTGCACCAGATGTTACAGATGAGAATTGGGTGTTAACTTCGTTATAGAATGTTTCTGCACCAGCATTATTGAATGCAGTTGTATTTGTATAACGTGAACGCATTGCGAAGATAAGTCCTGTTGGACCAGTCATAGGTTGAACGCCGCAAATGTCATAAGCAATAAGATTAGGCATTGCACGACGAACTAGAGAAATAAGAACAGGATCGAAAGTATCGATACCACCTGTACCTTGAGTAGAGCTAGAAGCACCCATCAAGTTTGCAGGAATTAGAGAACTTGTTTCTGTTAGTGTTTGATATTGACCATGAGCAGCAGCTTCAGTAAGAGCTTTCTCGGTATTTTCGAGCATAATTGCTGTTACTGAACGTCTGTGTTGATCTTTGATAGCTCCTAGTGCTTCATGATCAAGTACTGGAGCCCATTTATTTTGAATTTCCTCAGCTAGATACATTTGTTTCTTTCCTTTTTTAATTAAAAGTTATTTGTATTTATAAATTATTATTTTTTAACAGTTCTAGATAAAGCTTGTACATATTTATTAACTACAGGATTTGTAGAAACTACTGATGGATTATCTCCTTCAAAAGTTTCTTCTTCTAAATTAGAAGATACTTGTTCGTTATTGAAATATGTTTCTTTAATGATACGAAGTTTCTTTGTATAAACATCAATATCGCCATCAAATTCAATACCTTCAGCTAGTGAAGCAAATTTTTCTTGTTGTGTTAGTGCAAGATCTGAAGATAGTTCTTCAAAAATTTCTCTCATAGCTACATCAGAAATAATTTCTTTCATTTCTGAATTTTCGGTAATAACATTATCTAATGTCTCTTCCAATTCATTTACTTTTTCAGCAAGAGACTCAACTACGTCAACTTTGCTTTCAGGAACTTCAATGTAGTGTTCACTGAATAATCCTTTCAAGCCATCAATAAATTCTTCCATAATTTCATTTCTAAGAGTAGATTCAATAGCAACTTCGTTTTCTGCCATCCAATTTTCTACTACATAATCAAGATAGGCATCTAGCTTATCTGTAATTTCTTCTGTAAATACTTCTAATTCTTCTGCAATTGTTTCTTGATAAGCTTCTTCTAATTTAGCTACTTCAACAGCTAAACGTGCAGAAACAGCAGCTTCAAATAATGTTGATGCTTTTTCTTTGAATTCTTCTGATAAATCTTCACCAACAAACATTTCATCAATATCTTCTTTAACATTTAATTTTGGCATAGCATCTTTTGTTTTTGGACCTTTGCCTGTTTTCATATCAATAGTTGCTTGATTGGATGCTGATTTATCACCAACACCATAATCTTTACCTGGACCAAATTGTGCCATGGTGGCAGCAAATTTATTAAGATCATCTTTGGACATACCACCAGCCATTTTCATCATGTTGCCCATAACAACTGACTTTGGTTCGTCTTTTGGACGTGAAGATGGTTTTAAAGATTCAGCAGCTTGTGTGGATTCTTCAATATCTTCTTCTACTTTCATTTTCTTTTTAGAAGATTTTACATCTTCTTCTTCTTCATCATCTTCTTCATCTTTAGCTTCTTCCATTTTTTTCATTTTTTTCATTTTCTTCATTTTATCTGTATCTTCTTCTTCATGACGAGCTTCTTCAACTTTCTTTTTAGAATGTTTTACTTCTTTTTCATCTTCTTCTTTTTCTTCACCTTCTTCATCATGTGATTTAGAGTGAGCTTTCATACGAGCCTTTTTCTTGGCTTCTAATAAAGTTTGTTCAATAATTTGTTCAAGTTTTTTTTCTTTATCACTCATTAGAATAGTTCTCCTGTTTTAGAATTTATTTTTATTTATATATTGTTATTTTTTGATTAATAATGATGTAACATAATCTTCAAAAATAGATAATCTTTTTTCTTCAAGTTCTCTTTTATTCATATTATGTATACTATTTTTGATATTATGTAATTTTTCTTCATGCCAAGTACCCTTGACAGGATCATAAATCCATTCTACATTTTCCATTATTCCTTGAACAAAACATCCTGGACCAGAAGGATCAGACACAATGTCAATTGTTGATAATTTAAAATCTTTTTGAACATATTTGGCACCATTCTTTTCTACAAGTGATCCCATGCCACGTGTAGATACACCTAGTTGTCCTCCTGATTTAAGAAGACCAATTGCGATTTGACCCATAGGTGTTTCTGTAAGTTTAGCTTTACCTAGATAGTACTTGCCATCTTGTTTAAGTTCTGTTATGATGTGTGAAACTCTATCTAAATTAACAGAAGGACCAGAAGGATGACCTAACTCACCAAAAGCTCTATTTACATTAATTACTTCTGAAATATATCTAATTACCTCAGGAGAAACTATATGTGATTCATAAATTCTTCCATTTTTATTTTGTTCATCACAAGTAATAAATCTACCTGTGATATAATGAACTTTTTCACCAGATTCTTTAGCTTCTGTTATATAACTTACGTCTTCTGTTAATTCTGTTATAAGTTTCATTGAATTACCTTAGTGTCTATAAGCAACAGGAGAAGCAACTAATCCCGTTCCTTGAATTAAATATGTTGATGTTTTTTCTACTACTATCTCACTATTGGCTAATACTGAAAATGAATATGCATTTACAGAACTATTAACTGCTATAGTACAATTAACTACACCAGTTGTTGGATTAACAACTCTGACAATTGGTGAAGTATATACAGTATTAGCTGTTGATATTGATATCTCAGTGTTACTAAATTTATAAATCATTATAGTAAATATCCTACGTCCGGTTTATCTTGTACTGCGCCACTTGGCATACGAATTGGAGTATCAGGACCAGATTCTTTTCTTTTTTTATCCATCTTATTTTTAAATCTTTTCATTGCACTTTCTTTAATTGGTTCTGACTTAATTCCTTTTTGTCTAATCATTTCATTATATTTTTCTTTATCAAAATTATTTATTTTTTCAGAAGGTTTAATCCATCCTTGTTCTTTTGCTTTTCTTAAATCTGCTTCTGCCCTAGCCCAAGGATTTGTTAAACCTTTATTCTGATATTGTTTTGCTTTTTCTCTTCTGAATTTCAATTCTTCAGGAGATCTAGCTTCATCTATTCTTTTTTTTTTAGACATTGCTTCTTTACGAATTTTAGCAAAATATACTTTTTTACCTTTTTCTAAACCATATTGATCCATCATTGATTTCTTCATTCCAGATGGATCATATTTTGTCTTTAATTCTTTTTCTTTTTTCATTTCAGCAGAAGTCATTTCTCTTTCTTCAAGATCTTTTTTCTTATCAGTAAGAAGTTTTTTACCTTTAAATCTTGGTTCATCATCAGTAGCAGTTTCTTCATTATATTTTGAATAAACTTCTTTAGATTTTTTACCTATATGTCCATGTCTATCACCAAGATTCTGTTTTGTTTTTCCTTTATAATCTTCTTCGCCATTACCAACACGATCTGCATGTTTTTCTATGGTATGATCTTTAGCAAATTTTTGATTACCAGGAGAATCATTTAGATCAGCAATATCCATAGGTTCTGTTTTACTAGATTTAACACCCTTTAATTTGGTATCTTTACCTTGAATATTTTCTTTTTCGATTATTTGTCTTAAATGTTTAGCCATTTAATTATTCCTCGGAATCTTCTTCTTGTTCTTGATTGTTAAACATAGTTTGTGATATTTCAATTTTTTTATTATTAATTGCATGCTGAAGTTTACCTACAAGTAAACTATTAAAAACATCTGCAAATTCAGTTGGTTTTTGATTAACAGCATTAGAAATTAAATCTTCCATTTCGTATTTATCCATAATATATTACCCTTGTGTTGTTTCTTGTTGACGTTTTTGTTCTTGTTGAATTTTAGATGATGATAAACCAAGTTTATCAAATAGATGTCTGTTCTTGGCAATAACTTGAACTGCTGCTTTATATTTAGCCTCATCTTGCATAGTTCTATTGCCTTTACGTTTTTTCATTTGTTCAACAACAATTTCTGCTTGTCTAATTTTTTCCATTTTATCTTTTAATTCATTATTCTCTGCACCTTGAGTACTTTCTAATGAAGGTGCTTGCTGTGGTTGTTGTCCTTGATCTGCACCATCTTGTGGTTGTTCAGGTTGCATCATTTGATTATTTTGTGCAATTACAGGATTAAACCATCTTGGATCTTGTGTTTGATTTTCTAGACCAATTTCAGAATCCATCTTTTCAATATCATCATCAGATTGTTGTAAGATGTTTCTACGAATCCAAGTATGTGAATAATATTTTCCAGCCATATCTTGGAAATTACGTGCTAAATTAACACGTCCCTCTGCTATTTCAGCATCTTTAAGTTCTGTGAAATAATTATCTTTTGAAAAATCATATTTAATTTGTGTAGATATATTATTCCAATCTTCAACAGTCATAATACCTTTAAGTACAACTTGCTTTTCCATTATTTTAGTAAATAATTGTGAAAAACGTGATCTTAGACGAATAACAAATCTAGCAAATTTTAATTCATCACGAGTAATTTCAGTGGCTCTACCTATTGAAAATACTGCATCTGAATTAAGTCTTGATACTGGAACATTTAAACATTGTAAAAATTTCTTTTGAAAATATAATACGTCATCCATTTGTCCTAATGTTTGACCTCCAGGAAGAGTAGTTACTTCTGTACCTCTTCCTCCTTCACGACGTGGAAGCCAGTAATCTTCCAACATGGTCATAAATTTTCTATCATCTCTTATTTCACCAGATTGAGCATCATATATTAATCTATTTTTATGTTTAACCATAATATCACGAACATATTGTTCAGCTTTCATTTTAGGCAAATTGCCTACATCTATATACCAAATTCTTCTTTCTGGTGCTCTTGCTAGTCTGTAAATTACTAGAGCGTCTTCTAGTGTTCTTAACTGATTAAGTGCTTTAATTGCTTTATGTAAATAAGAAAGAACCATTGTTCCTTGATTATCAGTAAGACCAGATACTATATGTAATATAGAATCTTTAGCTATTTTTAATCCTGATGTTGAAGGACCAACAATCTTACTTCCGTAATTAAAGCCTTTATCATTAAATATAAAATATTCGTTTACTGTCTTTGAAAGAACTGCATCACCAGGATTTGCACCAGGAGCAGTTAATCTTTTCTTTTGTACTTCTCTAATTTTTCTAATTTTACGAGGATCAATATATCTTAATTCTTTAATACCCTCTTTAGGGTTTTTTTGATCAACTATAACGTGATAATATAATCTTCCATCGATATACCAACGACGATATATATCATAAGCATATTTGTTAAATTCTATAATTCTTAAACAATTTTGAAATTCTTCTCGGAGAACTTTTTTAATATTGTCTGAGATATTTAAATTATCTAAATTTATATTTACTATTGTTTCTTCATCTATAGAGATAGATTCATTAATAATTTCATCTACAGCAGCATCACATTCTGGATGTAGAGACATTTCACGATATTTAGTTACTAACTCTGCTTCTGTTCTAACAGTACCATCTAAATCAACGTAAGTTCCAAATGCTCCTCCAGGTGCAACAACAACAGCACCATCATCTGTCTCTTTTGGAGTAAACGATGGTAACTGTTCTGTTTCTGTAGGTTTTCTTTTAAATTCAAATCCAAATAATTCCATTATATTACCTTTATTTTGTTTTAAACTTCATGATATTATATATTATTTTATCCTGGTCCTAATGGTCCATCTACGTTGATAAGACCACCATAAGTATTTACACCACCAGCTTTTTTGTCTGATGTTTCTACTAATGGTTCGAAATAATCGTAAGCGAAAGTAACACCAAATGATTCTATTGAGTTTTGAGTATCCCAATCTAATGCTATAGCACCAATTTCAGTTGGGAATGCTCCAACAATCATATATGATCTAATTATTTGACCATCTTTAGAGAATTGTTGAACTTCAAGATCTGTTTTATAATTTTCAGTTGATACATTTGGATCTCTAACATTTGAAACAAGTCTATTGATGGCGTTTGACCATGCTTCAAATAATGCTCTTACAGAAAAATCTTCATCGTTCATTACGTTAACGGACCAATCACCAAAGTTACGATCACCAGCAACTTTAATTTTTCTGCCAAAATAAGGAACTTCTAAAGAACCAGTAGAGAATGCTGGTAATTCTGCTGTTCTACAAACAAATCGAAACTTATTTACTGATACGTTATCTATACCAATTCCAGCAGGAACTGATAAGAAAACCTGAAAGAGGGATGGTCTAGCACCACCATATACTAGACCATTTGATTTGAAACTGCTTATATTAAATGGCATTTTATACTCCTATTAAACCTTTATTATTATTTATACTATTATATCTTTTCTTTGCAGATTCAGACATTTTTCTTTTTGGCTCTTCAGAATGTATTTTTCCCTTCATTCCTATTTTACCTAAAGTTTGGTGTCTTAGAATTTGCCTACAACTTCACTGAATTGTACACCTGTAGCAACTGCTACGAAATTAAGTTGTATGAAATTGATAGATCTAGCAGGTTTAATATAGATATCTCCAACGAATTGATTGGAATCAATAATTTGTGGTGTATTATTTGTTTCGTCACAAACAACTAAGAAATCAGTAATACCACGTCTACCTTGAATTGTTCTTAGATATGGAACTACTAGATTTTTGAATTGTGCTCTTGTAAAAGCATCATTGAATTCGAATAGAGAATATTTAGCTGCTGTAGCAATTGCCTTTTCAAGAACGATAAACAATCTACGAACATTGATTCTATCAAATGCAGATGGTTTAGCTTGAAGAGTTTTATCTCCAAATAGAACAGTACCTTGTCCAGGGAATGTAACTACTGGATTAATACCATTAGGATATAGAACATCTCTTTCAGCTTTTCTTGGATTATAAGCTAGTTTTACTAGATTTTTAATCTGACCACGATTAAAACCAGCAGGAGACCACCAAGCATCATTTGTATTATCTGTTCTTACACAAAGACCAGCTACATCACCATTTAATGGTACCCAACGATATAAATCATTATATCTATCATACATATACTTGTAACCAGAATCCATTACAGCATAAGAAGTAGATCTTAATGCACCTCTCCATGCTACAAGATTGGTTGCTTCTGTTCCAAAAGCATTTAATGTAAGATTTTTATCAGGTGAAACTAGAGCCACACAATCTTTTCTGATTTCACAAATATTATCAATTATATAATTTGCTAGTTGATAATTTTGAACAGTTTTTCCATTAACAACAGTTGTACCACCAGTTGGTTTACCTTGCATAACAAGTGAGATATCAATATCTTCAGCAGATGCGAATAAATCATATGCTGAACCTAATACTGATAATGGAGCAGTAGATTCATCATATCCATCTGATCCGAGAGTCATTGTGACATTTAATGGTTCTGATGTTGTAGCAGAAGCAACATTATCTGCATTTGCAGATGCTGCATTTCCTCTATCATTAGCCCACCAAATATAAGCAGAATTTTGATTTATAACTTCTTTGTAATAATTTACAGTGTTATCAAGTGATTTTGCATCAGTAGCTCTTGATAATCCTCTATAAACTTCAAGAATGGTTCCTGGAGTACCAGTAAATAATCCACCATCATCAACAACTACTACGTGAAGTTCATCATTTGCTGATGTATTACCATTAGTTAATACATAATCTGATTGACCAGGAGCAGTATCAACTACATTGAAGAACTCCCAATATCTAGAAATGCTATTAGTTGTATAGCTTGTATGTAATCTATATGGATCTTCGAAAGTAATTGTAAGAAGAGTGTTATTAGTTGTAGCATTAACAACATTTTGATTTGCTACAGTAATAGATCTTACTTGCATGTATTGAAGTCCAATAGAACTATTACCAGCAAGAATTTGATCGTTTATGCTAATTTGATTTGATATTGAAGTAGCAGATGCATTAGATTCACCAGTGAATGCAGCAGTAGCTTGATTATTGCCAATAACAAATGTTAAATTAGCAGATGTAGAAATGTTTGCTTGATATGAATTTGCAGTATCACATACAGAAATTCTTAATGAATTACCCATGGCACCAGGATATTTTGCTACATAAAGAACATCAGTATCAAAAGCACCATCTTTGCTTGTGTAAGCATTTTGATTTTTTACTACTTGATTAACAAGATTAGCTACTATTCCATTAGAAGCACCATCTGGATCACATGCAACTGCTGCATATGATGTTCCTGGATGACCAAAGTATAGATTTACAGCAGTATTAGAAGAAGTATTTTGTGATAATACTATAGCTGTAGAATTTACAGATGTGATAGTTATAGTATTACCAGCAGGCATTACTGTTGAATTGCCAGTTTGTGTAATGTACATTCCAGCAGATAAACCAGTTGTATTTCCTACAAATACGTTATTTGATACAGTAGAATTTGCAGCAGAAGTGAATGAAGCATAAGGAGTGTTACCAGTAGTATTTGCTCCACGTGAAACATATAATCTATTTGCGTATGAAAGAAAGTTAGCAGCAGTAAAGAATGTTTCTGCATTAAAGTTTGTAGGTTTGCCAAAACGTTGTACTAGAAGTGTTTCTGAATCAATTAAGATTCTTTCTCCAACTGGACCCCAACGAAATACACCACCTATAGCACCATCTGAAGTGGCAACTGCTGGTACAACAGTTGTCAAATCAATTTCAGTAATATTAACTCCTGGTGATAATTGAAACGCCATTTTTAATCTCCTTATTTAATAGGATGTTATATATTTTCTTTTTATTTATTAAAAATTATCTCTTAACTGCCACATCCAAGATTCAGGAGAAATTTGTTCAAAAGAATCATCAAAAAAATCTTCTCTTCCATTAAGTACAAATCCAAAGGGTGCCATATCTTGTTCTAAATCTTCTTCAGATTTTTCTCTTAAAGACATCAATGTATTAATGTTTGTATAATCTTTAAAATATTGTTGTTCTGACATCCATGCAAAAAGAACTAAACACATAATAAGATCGTCATGTTTAGTTGGTTCAGCTTCGTAAGAATTACCTTTCTTAGAAAATGTAGCAAATTCTGATATTGTATTAAAATCATTTATTATTAATTGATTTTGTTCTATTAATAATTTTAATATTGAACAACCTATAGATTTAACTACACGTGTTGTTCTAATTCCTTTATCTATTCCTTTTCCACCAAATCCTTGAGTTATTCTTTTTCCACTTCTTCCTGCATTTTCTGTAAATAATACATTTTCATATCCAAAATCATAATGTAATGAATGTGAAACTTGTTCACCGATATCATTAATTTCTACTAATACTGATGCATTATTATACCCTTTTGCAACTCTATGTATTATCTCTGCATAATCTATAGGAGTTACTGAATTATTTCTAAATACGGCAACTTGATTATATGGCATTTTAGTTACATCTAATACTTGAAATGCTGAATAATCTAATCCTTTACCACGAGAAACGTCACATATCATTAAATATACATGACCTTTATCTGGTTTAATATATTGAGTTAATCCTTCTTTTTCTGATATAGCAGGTTGATGAACTAATTCTTTTAATTTCCATGATGCAATAAGAGTTCCTGATGAACCTAAAAATTCACATTCGTGTTCTTGTGCGAATTTTTCAATATCAAAATTCATTGCAGCAAGAGTATCTTGCTTCCATTTTTCATTACGACCAGGAACGTCACTCCAAGATACTCTTATGTGATTATAAGAATTTCTTTTCTCTATAGCATTTACCCAAATAGAATAAAAATGATTTAATCCATTTGGTGTTGATACAAGTGCTACTTTTGTATCTTGACCTGAAGAAATTGTTGGATATACTGAAGTAAAAAAGTCTTCCCAATTTTGAATGAATGCAGCTTCGTCAATGAATAGAAGATTTATAGCATAACCACGAATTGCATCTGATGATGTTGCTGCTGCTATAACTCGTGAATTGTTTTCTAGTTCTACTGAACCTTTATTCCATTCAGCAGTACCATGTTGAAGCCATTTTGGTAAATGTTGATATGCTAACCTTATCTTTCCTAAAATTTCTCTCGCTGTATCACCCTTGTTAGCTAGTAGAGCAACAGTTTTATCTGAATTAAATATAATATACCAAAGAATAAAACCACAAGTTGTTGTTGATTTACCTGCTTGTCTTGCAGTTGTAATAATATTAAATCTATGTTCTTGAAAAGCATAGATCATTTCACGTTGATAAGGATATAATTCAAATGATATTAATCCTTTATCAACATTGATAATTTTCATATATTTTTCAATGAAATAAACAGGATCGTTTGAACATTTAACCCATTCGGAAACCATTTCTTGAGTCCACTCAATAGACTGGTTAGTCTTTTTGAGTAGAGGGTTTCCGTTATATCCTTTTAAATTATCAAAATTATTATTAATCATATCTTCCCATAATTCTATCTGCTATTCTTTTATGTACATCGCCTATATTAGAAGGTTGATTAGATTTTATATCTGGAGGTAATGATTTAGCTTGTCTATCTCTTGTTTTACTAATTCTTGTATCTTTAGCTGTTAAATATTCACTACCTTTAACATATGGTCCACCTTTTTTTGATAATTGATGGGCTAATGTTTCAGGAGTGTCTGATATTAAACCAGGAACTATTCTTCTAAGTGGTTTAGACATTTACTTTCCCTTTAAGTCTTGTAAAACTTTTTGTAATTCAGCAGTTGAACCAACAAAAAGATTGTTATTTATAGTTTTTCCTTTAGGATTATTAGTAACATCTATATCTTTCATTTCTTTCATTTTTGCTTGAAGATCTATTAAATCTTTATTAGCTTGAACAGTTGTTTCAATAAGTTTAGCTAAAACTTCATATGCTCTTGGTGCTTGTGAAGAAGAAGCTATTTGTGATAAATTTTCTATTGCATCTTTAGCTGTATCAATCATAACATTAATATTTGCTCTAGCTGTTTCAAAATCTTTTTGAGCAGAATCATTATGAGCATCAATAATTATTTCATTTATTTTATCTTGTGTTTGAATAGGATTAATTCCTAATGATGAACTCAAAGGATCATTATTTGCATCATCTGACATTTTATACCTCTAAAATATTTCATCTTCGTTATATATTTTAATTATATATCCATAATTATCATCGGCTTCAATTTGTGAATATGGAATAGTTAAATCTAAATTAGATGTTGGTTCACCATTTGCTGTTAATCCTGGTTGAACTGTCATCTTTTCTGCTATAGCTGTATTACCAACGGCATCTGATAATTTACCATCAGGCACGGATGGTGTATAAAAATTAACATTAACAAATTTAATAATACCAGATTTCTTAATTGGACCATATAGATATCCTTTTACAAGTAAGTCCATAGTCCATATTATAGCTCTTCTTTCTTTAAAATCTTCATCATAAGTATCTTCATATGATACTTTATTTAATATAACAGGAATATCTTTATACTCATCTAATTCTGAAATCAATTTAACTGATGTTGTCCAATCAGGTGTAAAAAATGGTAATATTTGTTCTATTATTTTAGTACCATCTTCCGCATTCTTGGCATATATAAAAACTTTAAAATTTATATTATAAGGAACAAAGTTATATTGATATTTAAATTTACTAGGATCATCACTTTTAACTGATACTCTATGTATAGTATTTAATTTACGATCTTTATCATAATTTATTGGACCCATTTCAAATGAAATCATAGGTAATGGGGCAACTGCTGATGGACGATCTATATTAGGATCTTGTAAAACACGAGCTAACATTTTATCTTTAGGACCATAAGTAATAGGAACTTTTAATAAAGCTGTTGTATTGCCCGTAGAATCTGTACGTGTTATATGAATATCGTTGAAAAGTGTTCCAACAAGTATTACGTATTTTCTAATTAATGAATGATAAAAAGTTTGTCCGAACACTTATTATATAGCCCCTTCTGAAAAAGGATCTTTTACTGAGAAATCAACAAACTGATCCGATTCTCTTTGTATCTCTAATGAATCATCTGCTATAACTAAATCATTAGAAGATTTGCCTTCTAATATTAAATAATTACCTTCTTCATCTAATATAAAATTACCACTTTCATCTTTAAATGCCCAGGTTAATATATTAGTATCAAATTTAGTTTGTAATGAATCTATTTCTGGTATACCAGTATTTAGTTCTTCATTAGAGTATTCAAATAATTCACAAGTCATTTCCCAAGTTTGTAATGCACCTAATTGATAAAAGAACTCTTGTTTATTAACATATTTAATTTGAAAACATTTATTATTTAAAGGAAAAAATATTAAATCTCCTTCATTAGGTCTTACTTGAGTTGTTATAGTACCAATTTCTTCTTTAAAAATTCTTTGAGCAACAGAAAATATAACTTGATCTCTAATCTCTAAACCAAATTTAGACATAAAACTTCCATCACCGGAAAATCCATTTATAGATTTAATATACATCTCTATAGGAATAGCTTGTTCAAATGACGAAGAATCATCTGCACCATAGACGGAATCATAATTATTTAATTTACGAGGAATATAATACATATCTTCACCGTAAATTTTTATAGCTTCAATAATTAAATTTTCCAACAATAATTGTTCTTGTGAAGAATTAAAATTGTTGAAAAAAAAGTTGGTAGCCATTTATATTCCTTATTGAACTATATCATCAATATGTTTAACTAACGTATTTCTTATTTTCTTAGCTCTTTGTTTAACAGATAAAGGAACATCAGCATTTTCTTCCATTGCAGTTAATGAATTATGTGCATCTGCTAAAATTTTATGTATATTACCTAAATGTTTATCTACATCTTCTTGAGTTTCACTTTTTTTTATATTTTCTATAGCCTTTTTTCTTGCTTCAACTCCTGGAGGAGATTTTCCTTCATTTAAAATATTTACTATTCTATTTAATATTGTATTTTCCATAGTATCTTTTTTTCTCCTTTTATTTAAATTAGCTTGTTTGCCTCTATTAGGATTTGTTAATTTATTTCTATTCATATATCCTATTAAAGTACCTTTAGTTATACCTAATTTATCTATAATTTCTTTATTAGTTAAACCTTCATTATGCATTAAATGTAATAGTTGAGAATGAAAATCTTCACCTCTTCTTTGATGTACTCGTACTTTAGGTACATTTATAGCAAAATCAATTTTTCCTTTAAAAGAATTATAAGAAGTTTCAGGAATATTTAACTGTCTTGCTATTTGTTTATTATTATAACCTTGTTTTCTTAATTGTGTTGCTTTACTTATCATTTTAGGTGTTAATTCATAATTAGGTTTACTGCCTCCTATTTTGGGTTGGTTAGGAGGAGTATAACCTATTTTGTGAGTGTCTTTAAATTCAGGAGAACTAGCCAATCTAAAAGCTTGATGATGATCTACATTATATCTCATATCATTAGATTTTACTGTTTTATTCCATTCTACAGATAAATCTCTTGCTATATCATTATCTGCATCACCATTTTTTCTACGTCTATATACTTCTGCTATTTCATGATCTTGTAAATTTCTATGCCAAGTATTAGGAGGATGATATATGTCTTTGTATTTTGCTATATTATCCTCATGATCAGCATTATTATATAGAGTTGTAGGAGAATAATGTTTACCATAGTTTGATTTTATATGATTTTTAATTTCATATTCTGATTCACCATTTTTTCTTTTATCATAAATTAACTTTAATAATTCTTCATTATCTTTTAAAGAACTTGTCATAGATTCAGTTATGAATTTATTAAATCTATATATGTTTATCATTTTAACCGATCATATCAGTTGCAGGAAGTGAGTATGTGTAAATCATTTCTCTTTCTAATGCTTCTCTTTCGGTAGTAGCATCATTATATAATTTTTCACCATTAAATCTTATTCCACCTGGAAGTTGCATCCCTGTAAATTTAATTAAATTAGCACCCCATTGTTGTTTTATAAGACATGATGCGTATCTACCTAACCATCTATCTCCCCAAGCTTTTGTAAAAACATCAGGATCTACAACTTGGTAAGCTTCAACTATTACATAATCTCCAGGATTTATAATATCCCATTTCATATCAATATAGAGTTTATTAATATGTCTATTATATCTTAATGGTTGTTTACCTACTAACATTTGTTCTAAAAATTGTATATGTTGTATAGCCATATAATATGGAACCATAGATACAGATGTTAATGTATAAAGATCATTAAGAGCTATTTGATATCTAATATTGAATAGATTATTAGTATTAAGAGCTTGACCTATTTCAAATATATTTACTACACCTAAGATATTATCAGGCATAGTAATATATCTATCGGTAATATTTTGCTGAGTTATTTGGTGTTTATAATATATTTTTTCTGAACCATCAAAATGATAGTCCCAATAATATCTAAGAGATTCGTCTATACGATCTTCGACTTGATCATCATCCACATTAATTTCTAAAACAGGTGCACCTAATTTACGTAAGCAATATTCTTTGAATTGTTTTCTAGTAGTTGGAACAGCCATATTAAACCTTTAATTTAATGTTTATATTTTATTTATATAAACAAAAAAGGAGCCGAAGCTCCTTATGTTAAAGATTTAATTTTGCTTTTAATTCATCTATTTTTTGTTTAACCCAATCAGGTTGTGGTAGAAAATTCCAACCAATAACTAGACCAATAATAATTCCTACTAAAAGTTCGATCATATTATTTCTCCTTTATTTTTTCTTTACTACAGTAGTGTTAGTACTATTATTTATAGGAAACATACTTGGATTTTTAGTATATATAGTTGTTAAGTGAGTGATTGCTCTAGACCCAAACCAAAATCCCATTATAGAACCAAAGATAGCTGTAGTATAAACATCCCATACAGCATTTAATATTTCTACAGGATTTCTACCTTGTTCAAACATTAAAGAAGCTGCTGCAATTTTGATACCACAGAACAAAATAAAGAAAAAGTATGTGAGCACTGGACGAATAGAAGCTCTAAGGTTATCCAAGAACTCATTACCATTAGAATAAGTATCATGCTCTCGAAGAGATTTCCCTTCTTCGACATCGGCTTTAGCACTTTCAATAATAGAGTTAATTTCCAATCCTTTTGTGGCAGCATCAATTTTGAGTTTTGTAAGTTCAAGTTCATAACGATGATCCTGTGATTTTTCTATTAACTTAACTATACTTGGAAATACAGAAGAAGCTAATCCGAATATAGTTGAAAGAAGAGCTATCATATTATTATCCTGTTAATGTTTTATTATTTTCTATTTCTTCTTTTGTAGAAGTTTCGAATAATTTTAATTTTTCTTGTGTCCTACCCCATGCAGTTACACCAATAATAGTTAACATAGACGCATGATATAAACCACCGCCTCTTAATGTTAATGGAGTCCATTGGACAAATTTATCTAATGCATCATGGAATAAAAAGGAATATAATAAAGGACCACCAATGAAATCAAATAAACAAATAACTAAGTAAGACCAAGCCATTGCTGGTCTCCAACAAGTTTTAAATATTATTTCGTACTTAGTCATTTTATACTCCTGACTACTATCAAGAGTATTTATATTATTTTATTCCCAAAAATGATAATGTTCTATACCATTTTCATGTACTAAACCTGAAGGCATGCTGTTCATACCTATAATTACTCTATCACATGTTTCATTTGTTTCGGTTCTATGCATTGTAGATGATGTAAAAATTAAAACTTTACCCATTTCAAATGGAACTTGATGATTCCATTTTCTTTTTAATTCTTTAGTTTTATCAAACTCTGGCCATATCATATCTAATCTATTTACACTAGAGTCTATTAAAGTTGTTCCATAAGTTTTATTAGAATTAGTATAACAATAATAAACAGCTGAAAGAAAACTATTAGGATGAAAATGATAAGGATGATAATCTTTTTCTTTTTGATAAGTTGCCCACATAGCAGTTACTTTTGTTTTATCAGAATAACCTAACTCAGACATTGATTGCTTAATACATTGGTGCATAAAATCTCTAATAGGATTAAATAATTCTATTTCATGTAAATCTGCATGAGTAAAAGTCACAGGTTTTTTTAAATGTTCTGGTAAATTTCTTTTTGAAGGAAATTTTCCTTTCATTATTTCCATAGCCCATTTTTGATAATACTTATTATGATCGGGATATTGAAATTCAAAAATATATTCTGAAAAAATTGGTGTAACTTTCATGTTAAGTATTATCCTTTATAAATATAAATCTTTCAATTTAGGATTTTTAATTAATGTATTAGAAGAATATTCTGGTCTTCTTATATCACCTTCAATATTAACTAGTATTTTACCTGTTAATTCAAATAAAGCTGCTTTTAATATTCCTAAATTATAGTAATATTCATTCCAACAAGATTGGGTAAAATAATCATCATATAGATACATACATGATCCTTTGCATAATTGAACTACAGGACAATGCATACATTCTTCACGAAAATTAAAATGAGTAGATGTATTAAGGCTTATATTATTATAATCATATACAGATCCTATTTTATGTTTTCCTTTAGATCCAGTATTTTGACAAGTCATTACATTTCCTAATAGATCTACAGCTATCATATCTTCACGATCCATACCACATTTTTGAGTTAATGATGATATATGAGTTTGTTCTTTTAAACATTTTATAAAATATTTCATTTTCATACTTAACGTATTAAATCTTGTTTTATGAACTACTAATTCATAAAAAATATTTTCTGATAATTCTAAATATTGTTCTTTTGTAAAATGACCTATATTTTTTAATGTATAATCATCATAAATAGCCACTACTCCTTCTAATGATAAATTAGGATTAGGAAACTTATCATTAAACCAGTTATATATTTCATCAAGATTATAATTTTTTGAATGAAGTACGGTATTAAAAGATACTTTATTTTTTCTTAAAGATAATAAATTTTTGATATATTCAAATTTTTTAGGATCATTAAAAGGATCAGGTCCTCTAAATTTCTGTTGAGGACCATCATGTGAAATACCAATGTTTATATTGTTGTCTAAAATAAATTCATTCTTTTCATCATCTAACAAAGAACCATTTGTTATAATAAGGAATTCAGCATTAGGATATTTTGCTCTTAATTCAGGAATAAGAATTTTTAATTTACTCCAATAAACAAATGGTTCTCCTCCCCAAAATTCTATTCTTTGAGGAGAAACCTTCAACCATTTATCTAAATCTTTAATAAACTTATCTGTATCTGAATTAGAAGTAACTGTACTATCAGGTATTTCAACAGATTGAAGACTATAAGAACAAGAATAATTACATTTTAATCCTAATTGTATTTTAAGTGTTTTGATATCACTTTTTTTACCTGGAGTATCAGGAGAAATTTTATGAGGATATTTAAATATTTTATTAGCAGATTTCTCTATTAATAATTGTCCATCTAAATCCTTTATAACATTATTATATATATCATAATCATATATAGATATATTACCAAACTGGTCTTGAAGACTCATTTTATAAATCATTCACAACTCCAAAAAATTAAATTAAAATATTTACTATATCAGAATATTTTCCTATGCCTACTTGTATTTCGCTTTTTTCATCTGAATTTAAACCTAAAGGAATATATGTAAATCTAACTTTGCCTGACTTAACTTTAAGTTTTCTATGAGAAACATAACCAGACGAAGTTTTAACATATGCATCAAAATCACATGAAACAAAAATACCATCTATATCTTTATAAGTAAATTCTAATGTATAATAAGTTATCCCATTGATTTGTTTAGTTTCAACAATTTCTAATGTTGATTTTGGATATATTACACTAACTGATTCTGTAAAAATTCTATCAGGAATATAATCTATTATATTGTTATTTTGATCTGTTGTAGTTACTTTGAAAGGAACATTAGGATCAGTAGGTTTTAATAAACTTAAAACAGCATCTTTGAAATTAGTATGATGAGGAAAGAAAATAAATTGTACTTCATAACTTTGATTTGTTATTTCTGAAATTTCTTGTTGTATAAATTTAGTTTCTGCTGTATATGTGAACAAATCAAAAGGTGGAAGTGCAAATGGATAATAATGACTACCACCAAAAGAATCTTTTATTGTTCTTTTGTCTATTGAAACTTGCTTCAATGGAAATACTAATTTACAATATGGTTTAAAATCACTTCTTTTTTTTATATCTGAAAGATAGAATTCTGTTTCATTCAAAATAATCTTTTGTTCTTCAACATGAAGAATTATAGCATTATTATTTGAATTGCCGTTATCGTATAATATATACATCTTTACTTCCTAAATTAATTGATGATCTATATGGAGTTTTTTGTGAAATCTCTCCTCTTAATTTAATCGTCTTTATCCTGAACTTCCTTTCGCGCATGAACTGAGACCAGGGCTTATCAGGCAGAATCGAGTCGATCTCGAAGTAAACTACTTTCTGACCCTTTTTGACTTCGTCTTTTTTTATCACAACCTGCCAACCTAAAATCAAGGCTAGTTCTAAACTATTAGCATTAGTATGTATTTTCACTTCTTCTACTAACTGAACTGAAGCTAATTTTCTACTTCTATTATTGTTATCAGAAGCTTCCATTTGTTTATTTTTTTTTGAATAAAATTTTAAGTTTAAATGAAAATTTAGGCAATAAGCGAAATGTTAGTAAAAAGTTATATACTAAATAATTTAAATGAATAATTTTAAATTTGAAATTTTATTAATGAATTATTTTTAAATAAATATTTTTATTTATAAAATAAATTATAAAATATTAATTATAAACGGTTATAGGGAAAAGTACAAGTACTTGTACATTTACATGTACATTTACACGTAGATGTGCATGTACATGTACATGTACATACATGTACATGTACATGTACAAGGTTGACTGAGGCCCCTGCAGTTGAAAAATCATTAGTTTTTATGAAGGATTTAATGGCTAAACGTACCGTGGACACTAGTTGGAACATGCGATTTGCATATGCAACTTCACCAATACGAGTACTCCACCGACGCCAAAGCAGCTTTAGGCGAAGGGCCATGCTCTTGCCCATACTTATATATATATATATATATATATATTATCTATCCGCATGCGTCAGTATCAGAGGTAGCCAAGGCAGTCGCGCTCAAGTCTCTCTGTCTATGTCTCTCTCTGTCTCTCTCTGTCTCTGCCTGTCTCTGCCTGTCTCTGTCTGTCTGTCTGTCTGTCTGACTCTCTC